ATTGTCCTGTAAATTTTTGTGCTGAAAATTCTCTAGTCGCTTGATCAAAAATCTTAATTGTTGTAGTAGGACTAGTCTGAGCGTATATGTCACCTGTTACATCTCCTATAACATTGCCGTGTACATCGCCAACTAACTCACCTTTTAAATTTTCTGACCAAATATTTTTAAATTTACGTGATTCCAAACCTAAGTTAACTACCCCGGTTGCTCCAGGATATATAGTATTGAAACTATCTGTATCACTAACAAATGCTTGTTCTCTACTAAATGTTAAAAAGTCTAATTTATCAGTTGAATTACTTGGATTGCTTGACGAAATTACAATTTTACCATTAACTTGATTTTCAAGTGCTGGATTTTGATCACTGTTAATATAAATTTTAAGTGCTTTAACTGGATTACCAACAGTAAAGCCAACATCAGCAAATGATTGTTGTGTTATAAATCCTTCTGTACCGTCTGTTCTAACAAAACGTGTTTGATCTAGCCCGCCTAATTTTTCTGCGTTACTTGCTGTACCGAAAAATCTAAATCCAGCACTATCACTAATACCAGTTGTGCCATTAACACTGTTTAGTGTAATACCTTTTTTGATTTGACGACCTGTTTCACTGAAACCAGCTAGTGTATTATCATTACTAAGGGTAAAATCATCATCATTACTAAACACTGCTGTTGTAATACCACCAACAACTGCTCTAAGTATTACATGCGAAGTGTTATTATTGTCTTTAACAACCTCTGTAACAATCTGTGAAGTACCAAAACCAGGTGCGCTTTGTGGACCAATTAAAACAAAATTTGATCCATTCCAAGCACTTAACTGATTAGTTTGACTATCAAACCAAAGATCGCCTTGTGATAAACCAACTGGCGGACTAGCTCCAATTTCAGCTCCGCTGGCGGTTCTAAATCGCTGTCCATCGTAGAATTTTAATTTTAAACTGTTAGTGTCAAACCAAACTTGTCCTTGAATTGGCTTTTCTGGTTGTACACTGTTTGAAAAACTTTCAAGTAGATGTAAAAAGTTTTCATTTTGAACTTCACCATAGCCGCTATAGTTTCTTCCAACTAATTTAATATCAGTTGTAGTGTCAATAGTACCGTCTGCTACGCTTACTAAAAATGTTCCGTTATATTTGTCTACTTGATATGCCATGTTTTTCCCGCTCTATACGTATTTATTCAAACGTCTTTAACGCTTCAGCTTGTGCTTTATCATCATCTGTTGACACAAATGTATAAGCATCGCTGTTTGTTGAGTACGCTGTTATTTTTTCATCTAAATTAGCTTTTGCAGCATCAATAAACGCTTTCATTGCCGTAAATTCTGGAGTGTTAGGCACATCAGATGCGTCTAACATTTCAATAATAATGTTAAGTTGTTTATGAATAGGATATTCTTGAAGTATCTTGATATTAGTATTATACTTAAGAGTTGATTCGTTTACAACTGGCTTGTCACTTTTGCTTTGAACACTACCAGTATCGTGGTCACCATGCCAATAATCACCATTTTCGTTATCCATTTCAACTACTTTAATTTGAAACTTTTCAGTATCAATATAGTCTGTACTTTGATCTTTATCCATCATGGCAACGAGAACACCATTGGACTTCATAAAGATTAATTTTTTAGTTTCTATCGCCATATTATGCTCCCCATGCCAGTACTAAACTGTACTTTGGTCTTTCGTCTTGTCCTATTTCTGTTACCTCATGTTCTAAATCAATTGGCATATCAACAACTGCTCCTGGTTTTTCGTCAATTAAGTAACTGTTGCCTTCTTTATCGTACCATTTGAAATGAGGTTTGTCACTTTGTAAGAATATCAATTTAAATTTCCAATAACTTCCGATTGAATCTTTATGGCGTGGTAGATAGTCACCAGGATCATACCTATTAAGAGTAACACTCTCAACAAATGTTCTATCTTCTGGAATGGTTTTCCAAATAGTATCAAGTAAATCTTCTGGCATGTTTATATGAAACATACTTTTCATATTACTTTTTCCATACTTAGTTTTAAATTGAAACTTATCGCCATCAGTTCTTGTTGAAAACTTATCTGAATATTTTTCAGCTAGTTCAACTATTTCGCTTGGATTCGAACAATAATTTTCTATAAGATTAACCTGAGACATATACCCAACTATTCCCCGCTTGGTTAACTTCGTAAATTAAATTGTTATTTCTTGTAGGATCAGAAACTGTTGTAGTGATATTCACCCCACTAACAGATGTATAACCAATCCAACTAGCATAAGTTAATACTCCTGTAGATGAAACATTCTGTCTAGTACTTGCTACATGAGCTCTTGTTCCTACTTCGAAATTACTCACTGGTGCTAGTGTATTAAGCATGTTGGCAACCGATCCTGGCCCATTGGTAGTTTCGTTTAAACCTCTAGTATCTAAACTTAAGAAAATTGTTCTACTTCTAATTGCTGTGTTAACATACTGTACTGTTGCCGCATGATCATTCAGCGTAGGTTGTGCTGTAATTGTTAAATTACCAACCATAGTATCACCAGTCTTTGCTACTCTCGAAGAATCAATTACTGTAACATTTTGACTTCCATCGAACACAACTCCATTAATTTGTGGTGTTCCTGCTAGTTTTGAAGCGGTATCTGCGTTACCGTTAAAGGTACCGTACCAGTCCTTGGTGTTATTATTGTACGCAATACTGTCGTCTTGTGCGTATATATCACCTTTAACATCTCCTATAACTCTATTAACCACTGTCAAAGTGTCTGTGCTTACATTTGTTATTGTAGCATTTGTACCGGTAAAAGTTTTAGTGCTGGCTTCATAAACATAATTGTTAGCACTATCTAAAATATTTCCTTTTAGGTCTCCAATCAATGTACCATTTAGCTCGTTGGTTAGTTTGTTAACCATTGTTAAACCACTATCACTAACTACATTACCATTAAGAGTACCTTCAATTGTATCAGCATACATTTCTCTTGAATGTATTTCTCTGTATCGTTGTCCTGAAGAACCAATGTTAAATCTATTACTTGTACCTGGTAAAAATCCTACATTTGAAAATATAGCAATGTCATCATTTACATTGCCTGTCTTTACTCTTACTCTAACGGTATTACCTAAAGAATTTTCAATAACTGCTTCGTCACCGTTGTCAATAGCAATTCTTAAATCGCCATCTGTACCAACAGTTAAGCCAGCATCATCATAAGTTGATCCGCCTGGTGCTCTTAGTACGAAGTTATTAATATCTAAACCAGTAAATCTTAAAGTGTCTCCGGCTGTTCCCCAGAATCTATGATCACCTGTTGTAACACCGTCTGATCCAGTATTAACTAATGTAATACCTTTCTTAATATTTGTAAACCCTGTAATACTTTCAATAGTTCCAATAACAAAATCATCATCGGATATAACACCAATTACTGTATTATCAACTACAAGTTTTACAATAGCATGAGCAATGTTACTATCATCACGAATTACAGCAGAAGTTAATTTTGTTTCAGAAAACCCTGTTGCTCTTTCTGGACCAATTAATTCAAAATCAGATCCATTCCAAACACTAATCTGTCCAGCAGTTGAGTTATACCAAAAGTTTCCAACATCTTTATTTTGTAGTCCAGTTGGAGGTATACTGCTTACATCAGCAATAGCAAGTCCTCTCCACTGATTATCTGTACTTCTAAATTTAATTTTGTTATTTAGATCGTCATACCAAATTTGTCCAGGTATGCTTTTTCTTGGTTGAGTATCACCTCTAAAACTTTCGAGCAAGTGTAAGAAATTTTCATTTAGGATTTCGCCATATCCTGCGTAATTTTTACCTACAAATCTTAAGTCAGTTGATGATGTATCGACTGTTTGATCAGGTACTGTTGTTTGTAGTACACCGTTGTATCTGTTTACGTTATATGGCATCCTTCGCTCCGTTACCTAATTGCCTTTGCGGCGTCTTCTCTTTGTATTTCTAAAGAAACATATTGTTCTTCAGTTAAACTAGTTGTAATACCTAACTTCTGTTCTCTAATGTGTCTAAGAACTTTCCAGTCAGTACTACGTAAAAATTCTAAGTTTTCAATATTTGCTTCAGCATCTGCTTTTTCTTGTAGTTCTTCAGCGGATTTTGATGTTACTGATTTTGTATCAACATTAAAGTAATGGTTACCTGCTTCTAATAATTTCATATTATCATCTGAAATTTCAACCACTTCAATACTGCTAGGCACATTTGGCCTGTAATTTAATATTGATGTTACTTCACTATTTTCTATACAAACGTAATACATATTAACTCCAAATCGCCAACCAGTTTGCGGCTGGTGTACTTCTCTGTTCTGTGTTTTGTACATAAACTCTAATTCTATCTCCTAGATTAGACCATATACATCTTAAACTATCGTTACCATCAACACCGCCGGCATAATGAATTACAGCAATACTAGGTATAAATGCTATAAGATCTGCCATTGTTTTACCTGCGGGAGGAAATACATCAAAATTATTTCTACTGTTGTTGAAACTTCCTACTTGATTTGTAAAACCAGTTGTGCTATACTGTGTATTGCCATACGTAATTGTATAAGCAGGAGGTAGTTGAGCTAGTACGCTTTGTTCCGTTGCTGTATCTCTAGCATCTACATACTGTTTTGTTGCGGCTTGTAAACTTTGTGTAGGATCTTGATGTAATAATAGTGTACCTAACAATATTCCGCCGGAAAGCGGAAGTTTAGTTAGATCTTGAATTGTAATTGGACCACTACCATCAAACGGTACATTATTAATAGTTGTTGGTGCTGTAAGTTTATTAGCACTTGAAGCATTTCCATTTAATGTTCCATTGAATGTTCTTGTAACTTCATCATAAGCAACACTTGTATCTGTGTTTTGTATACTTCCTACTAATGTACCAGTTACATTACCTGTTACAAAACCTGTTACGTTACCTGAAACATTACCTGTTACATTTCCAACTACTGGTCCTGTATGTGTTCCTGTTACATTTCCTGTTACATTCCCAACTAATGGTCCTGTATGTGTTCCTGTTGAATTACCGTTTAAATCTGCTGTAATTGTATTTGCTCTAAAATTGCCTGCGCTATCTCTTGAAACAACAGTATCGCTTACATCATTCGCTGTAGCATTAACTGACCATGTGGTAGAATTTGTACCATCAAAGTTGTTTCCTGTTAAGAATGTTCCAGCAATTAAAGGATTGGTAGTACTTGATGTAACTGTAATATTTTGACTTCCATCAAATGCTACTCCGTTAATATTTCTCGGAGTTTGAAGTGCAGTTGCTGTATCGGCATTACCGTGTAATGCTCCTTTTAGGTAAGTAGCAGAATTTAAATTTATTCCTGCGTCTAAATTTGTAAATCCTGGAATGTTGTTTACAGTATATGGACTATCTGTTACAATAGCAATAGTGGTTCCATTCACTGTTATTCTAATAGCAGGATGTGTAGCACCTTGATCGTCTGTTAGTTCAGCACTAATAGCTCTTGTAGGACCATTATATCCAGGTACATCTTCTGCTCCTACAAATACAAACTGATTACCATCATATACATGAAACTTTTTAGTACCTGATTCTAACCAAGTATCGCCTGTTGAGGGTGAAGTTGGAGCGGTCGCAGTTACTTCTGTTCCGCCTACCAATAACCATTTAGTACTATCGTAAACTTTAATTCTATCAACATTAGAATCATACCAAAGTTGACCTTTAATAGCTTTTGGCGGAGCACCAACTCCAGCAAAATTTTCTAACATCCATAATGCGTTCTCGTTTTGAATTTCACCATAGCCAGCAAAATTTTTACCAACAAGTCCGATACTTGTAGTAGAGTCTAATGTACCATCTTGTAGTACTACTAATTGATCTCCGTTAAATTTGTTTATCTGGTATGGCATGTTTTCTCTTCCATTATATCATATTTACCGTATTATGGCCTAATAAAGTTTACTAGTCCTGTTAAAGGATCTGTTGGGTTTGTTTGGTCTTCAACTAATCCGCCTCCAGGCGCAACTACCCAAGCAGTTTTACCTGTGTTTAACTCATATGTTGTTATACCTCTAATAGGATACAATCTAGGAGGTCTCTTAGCACCTATTGTATCAGCGTCTACTTCTCTAATTACACCAAACGTTCCTGTTGGTCCGCTAGGTGTTTCGCTACCAACAACATCATACAGCGAAGTAGTTGTTAATGTAGGAGATACTGAATCAATATTGCTTAATACATATCTTACCGTGCTAATACGTATTCTAGTTCCTGCTTCATATTCTGCTGGAGGACAAATTCTTAAAAGTTCAGTAGCAATTTCATTTGCTGTCATTGGGTTTTCTTCGTTTGGATAGTAACCCGTAATATCCATTGAAAACGGAATACTTCTTTTTCTTACATAATTTGTCACATAAGATTTAGTGGTTGCTTCAGACCTTTCTGTAACACTTAAATTATCAAATGCTTCTGCTGTTTGATTAATATTAGTTTCATTAGTTGTAGCAAGTCCTGTAATTTTAGGATTTGGTGTTCCTACTAATACAATGTTACCTCTCGGTTCAATCTTAATGTCTGTTGGGTTAGCTGGATCTCCATTTGAGTAAGGAGCACTAACACCGTTGTTGCTAATAATATTATCGTTAACTGTAATATTATCAACATTCATTTCAATTTGATTACCAAAAGAGGTTAAACCTGGAGCACTGTTAACAATCGCGGCAAGTTCTACACCGTTACCTGTATCATATAAAACATTTGCTCCGTTGATTTGATATCCTTTTAACGCAGGAATACTAATATTTTCTGAAAATTGCCACGTGTCTGTAGCATTATCCCAAGTAATAGTGTGATCGGTATTTCCTTTTAGTGCTATACCTCCACCGTCGGCTAATAAGTCTGTGGCCGATCCCGAACTCGGTACTGCTAGTTCAATTAACTTATCTTCAACTTGAACGTTCTGTGATTGGATTTCTAAAACAGATCCTGCTACAGTAAAGTCTCCGTCTACAACAAGACTTCCTCCAATTTTAACAATGCTGTTTGGTAGTTGATCGTTAAGTTTAATTGAATCTTTGTTTTGCTCAGTAGGATCGTTTGGAGTTACAACAATAAAGTTAACGTTGGCTCCATTCCTTCTGCCTCTTACTGTAATTTTTTGATTGTTTGTTGTGTTCAATAAGAACAAATCGCCAGCACCTTCTGAACCTAGCTGTCCATTAGTTGCTTCGCCGAATCTTAATCCGCCTGCTGTTTGAATAGTAAGCTCTTCTGTAAAAACATTTGCTTGATCTTTTTTAGCAAAAATATCAGAACTTAAACCACCTAGTGCTTCTGCGTTAGTTGCTACACCTAAAAACTTGTGAGTTTGTTTGATTGGGTTGTAACCAATCTTTACAGATGCTTGATCAAAATTTGGAATAGCAACACGTGGCGAAAATTCTTGTTTACTATAAAATCCTACTCTATCTCCGCCTACATAAACTGTTGAGATAGTTCTATTGTTTCCGTTTGAATCTTCTATATCCTCTACAACTACACCACTTACTCCTTGAGAAATTTTGTAGTCAGGACCAATTAAATAATCTGCTGTTCCATCATAAAAATACAGTTGTCTTGAAACGATGTTAAACCAAAAATCTCCTGAACTAATATCTAAGGGTCTTTCTGTTGCTAAAGCAGATGTTCCAACAGACTTCCATTCATTTCCGGAATAAACTTTTATTCTATTTTCTGTAATGTCATACCATAGCTGACCAGTTAGAGGAGCAGAAGGCTGAGAATCACCAGCAAAGTTTTCAAGCATTTTAACAAGATTTTCATTAATGTATTCACCGTATCCACTAAAGTTTTTTCCAACTAGTGTAATATCAGTTGATGCTTGATCTATTTGCCCGTCGGATACTGTTGCTATTGCTGTTCCGTCTGTTCTATTAATTGTATATGCCATTTATACTTTGCTCCGTTAAACTCGTGGTAGACCACTTCTAATAATATAGTTCATTGTAATATATGGATTCATTACTCCAAACGGTCTTCCAACAAGTGAATCTGGTTGTCCAGGTGTTCGTTTGTTTTCATTTGCAATTCTAACTAAACCACTTGATCCCATTTTTTGACCACCGTTAGTAACTGTGCCTGATTTTAATCTTGTATTTGCTATACCTGTACCACCAATTTGTGTAGTTGGGGCAAAATCGTTTGGTGTAGTTGAAACTTCATTTATAGCGTAAAACTGTGATCCACTTACTGTATTTGTACCAGTACGACCTTTCATATCGTGATCGTGATCTGGAATATTATATTGTTCAATTACGTAAGCATCATCACCACTATAAGCACCTAATAAACTTGCTTCAGCTTGATCTACTCTTGGTGTAGATAGATCTTGAATAGCATCATACTGCCCTGTTGGATGCGGAATTTTTTGTCCGCTATTCATGTTCTGTTTACCTAATGGAAAACGTCCTCTTAAATCTGGTACTCTGAATGACGGTTGAATTGTACTATCGATTGTTGACTGTAAACTGCCTTTTCCTTGTACATCATTATAGGTGTCACCAATTACTGTGTACAGATCTCTAAATCTATATTGTTCGTATTCTGTACCATCACATAACAAGTAACCGTCTGGTATATTTGTTTGATCGCCAGCGTAAGGAATTACTGTTCCGATAGGAACACTAGCATCCCCTAAGAAAACTTCTCGTGTTGCTTTTCTTAGTCCGCCTGTTCTACTGTAAAATAAAATTTCGTCATTTAAACTAACACTACCTGCGCTAGGTTTAGTCGAAATAATATCTGATGTAAGTTCTGTTTGGAATGTTTTATTTAGGTTTCCTGTACCATTAAAGGATATGACGTTTGAAGAAACATCACCTTCCATCTTAAAGTTTGTGGCAGATTTCAAGGATGTTGCTGAGTTAGAGTTACCGTCAATATCTCCACTTAATGTGCCTTCAACTGTATTAGCAATAATCTTATTAGCATAAATTGAGCTATATTTGTTATTAGCTTCGCCGATTGTTTCAGATCCAGTTAATGGTTTAATAGACTTGGTAATTAATGATCCAGAAGATAATGTTATATCTCCTCCAACATTAATATTTTTTGCTACACTTAGGCCGCCCTCTGTTCTAATACTACCGCTTTGTAAATTTGTACTTTGAGTTTCAGATGTAATAATTAAATCACCTGTAGATTTAACAGTACCAACAATGTCAAGCGTTTCACTTGGATTTAGATTATTAATACCTACTTTAGTTTCAATAACTCTTAGTACTGTAGACGGAACACCAAACGATCCTGTTCTACTTGACTGTAAATCAATACTTGCTCCAGGTGTACTATTATAGATAACAGCGTTAGCATTTTGAACACGAACGTTCATGTTGCCATTTGTTCCTACAAACAAGCCAGCATCGTCTCTAATGTTAAATTGTTTTTGGATTGTACCAATTACATCTGTTCTAATAAAACTAGTTGAAGGAATTGTATCGCCGCCTACAACTAAACCTTCGGCCGCCGAAGCTGTTCCAATAAGTTTTGGAAATACTTGTTCTTCTGAAATATCTGTTCTAGTTGTAATATTAATACCAGCTTCAATGCTGTTGAATCCTTGGATTACAACTTTTGGTGTGAAACTGTCTTTGGAAATAATAGTTACTGGAATATCCTGAGAATAAAATATAATAACTGTTCTAGAAATATTATCAATATCAAACAAGTTTTCAACTAACGGTCCTGATTTAGTTCCTTCACTAAACTGTGGTCCTACTAAGACCCAAGTAACCCCAGACCATAGATATAATTGCTGTGTTGATGTATTGACCCATAAATCGCCAAGTGCGGCACCTTGTGGTTCATCTACACCTGTTCTAATATTTGATGTTGTTTTCCAACTTATACCGTCGTATACAAAAAGTTTATTTTCAACGCTGTTGTACCAAAGTTGTCCAATTACTGCTTGTGAAGTACTAGGTGCTACATCACTAGCAAAATTTTCTAGTAGATGTAAAAAGTTTTCAGCAATAATTTTACCGTAACCAGTTTGGTTACGACCGGGAATAGTTACACTTGTATCAACATTTGAAGTATTATCAAATATCTCTAATGGTTCTGGATGGAGTGTATCATCTGTAAAATAAACTTTATACGACATTATTATACCTCAGTAAATCCAGTTAGACTCTGTATTCTAACTGTGTAATCAATTTGTATCAATCTGTTCAATGATTTTTGAACAGGGTGAAATACAACATGTGTTAACAACTTTCCTGTTGATGCTTTTAAACCAAGTTCATCGAATACATATTCACCATCCATATCTACTGAATTATCAAATGCTTCTTGGCCTTCTGGCTCACCATAATCTAACAAACAACTTACAACAACATCACTATATGTTGCTCCAGTGACATGACGGACTTCCATTTTATTTCTAGTGTTGTCAGTATTTGTGGCAGAATTTTGATCAACAACTTTAGTATATGTTTGATTGTACAAACTGCTGTCTGTACCATTTGTATTTGGTGTTAGATATGTAATGAGTCCTGTGGGATCAACTACTGTTCCTCCATTACCAAAGCTCATTTCTGAAATCCATCCAACGCCTTGATTTGACAAACTTTGTGCCATTGCTACACTAATGTTTTCATAGTGAATAGCATTGCGTTTGTCTACATAAACTTCTTTAGTTTCAGGGTCAAATATCTTAATGTGCCCTTCAATATGAAACCCGCCTTGCTCGTCGGGCTTTTTATTTTCTGTTTGATTTTGTGTGTTTTCTGCCATATCCGTCTCTTCGAGTTTGTTATCTCTCATTGTATTTATTCGGGTAATTCTGTGCTACTATTTTGTAGGAATCTTGCTATTGCTGATGTTGCTTCACTTAATGAAGTACCATCAGATACAGTAGTTTCCCCTCTATCGTACCAAGTTTTACCTGTTCTCCTAATAATAGTAATGCGTGTTCCTGGTGCCACAGCACTAGTTAACCTTACATATTCATTTATGCCATCTACAGCAAATTCAGCGTCATACTGAACATCACCTTCAGGACTGATTGATGCTACTGTTGAGTCGTACAGTTTAAACGCATTTTTGTTTAATCTTCTTCCTCCAACAAATACTTCAATATCATCGCAACGTCCGTAACCTTGTGGAATATCAGAAGTAAACGATGTGCTTGTGTTAAATTCTCCGCCTTTTACAGGAACAAATTCTAATGGACCTACTAATAAACTAGAACCATCTGACACAAAATCAAATTTTTCTTGATTATCGTTATAAGGTAACGTTTCTGTGTATCCTGTATCAACTACTAAAGTACCAGATTCGTGTAGTGTTCTGATGCTTGTTCCGTATAATCCTCGTCTAATGTTCTGTAGTTCGTTTCCTGATTTATTCAGGTATTCAATTTTTTCTCCATTTATGCTTACAATGCCAGGTTGTCCTGAACTTGGATTAGGTAATCCAGAAGCATCATTAAGTTTAATTACTGTATCATAGTAATATAAATCTTGTGCTAGAGAAATATTAACTAATTGATATCTATGATAACTGTTTCTGTTTAAAACATCTCTATGTATTTCATAACTTAAAGGAGTGTTATAAATTTTGTTACTGTATGTCAATGTTTCAATTATATCAGTTTCTAAAGTACTGTCTTTTAGATAAACTGAATTATTTGCTCCGCCAATATAAAAGTCAATACCGGCAGTTAATCTAACACCGTTTTTATAAACCCAAACATTTGAAATATTTCTTACACTTCTTTGTAACTTATAGCTATTTTGATTACCTTTATATACATCTCTTACGATATCAACTTCAGTATATCTTGTAAACCAAATTACATCAATATAATCTCCTGCTTGTATTGTATACAGCGGTGAAAATTTAATTTTGCCATCGACTATTTCGTAATTTGCGTCTTTGGCGTTTTCAATTAAAACAATATCACCTTTGTTTAATGATTTTAATAATCTTACTTCATTATCGGCACCGTTAAAGTTATAATCTACAGCATCTCTTAAAAGTTCTCTGTTGACAAAAACTTTGATTTTGCTTGGAATAACTGTGCCTGAGCCAATCTCAGGATCGTTGTTAAGTGTAATTACATCATTTCCATCATATACAACGTATGTACTATCAATGGTTTTTAGTAATGACCCATTATACTCAACAATAACATTTGAAGTATCAGACGAAGCTAGTGATTCAAAAAATTGAATTGGATATTCTCTAGTACCTGCTGTTAAATTAATTCTTTCTTGATTAATTCTAACAATACTATCTGCTTGTCCACTTTCTTCTGATAAAACAACTATCTGAATTAATGAATTGTTTACTGGAGGGATACCAAATTCTATCAAAGTATTATCTGATTCATTAACAACGCCATTGCTGTTTACAAAACCAACGCTTGTTACTTCTCCATCTATAGTAGCAAAAACTTTTCCTGTAGAACTAAAAGGAGCACCTGTTAGGAAATAACGTGTTTGCCCGTCACCGGTAAATTCTCTCACATCAAGCAACTCAACACCGCCTACTCCTAAAGAAAATACTTCAATAATATCTAAATTATTAGGAGGGCTAATAAATCTTATTTCGTTGTTCTTATAATCAACAGTATAATCTACTTGTACTTCTTTTAAAACTTTGTTAACGTACACAAGCAAGTTAGCGTTTTGTAAAATATGCTGATCAATTTTGTAAGTCTGCTGTGTTCCGTCTGCTGTATAAATTCTAGAAAGAACTGCCGGAGCACCAAATCTATCTGTATGGAAAACTCTGATACTTAGACTTTCTAAAACTTGACCTGGAATATTTTCCTCTGGTGCTGGAACTTGTTCCGGACTAATAAACTTTTCACCATCAATTACAATTTCTTCTGGTAAGATACCAGTTGCTGTTGAATAAGGATTAGATCCAAGCAATGTTCCGCCGCTCACTTCAGCATCTAGATAATTTGCTGACTGTATATCAATCGAACCATCACTTTCAATAGGACGGAAAATTAATACATCGCCATCATTAATGTATATTCCCTCATCTGGTATAGGAATATCAATTACATTAGTACTACCATCACCAACAAACGATGGCATAATAGCACTTTCATTGGTTTGTTGTGCTGTACCAAAATTAGGATCGTCTAGTCTTGTAGTATTAGTATCGCCTTTTCTTCTAATATAGATATTATAAACTTTTCCAGACTCTGGTATTTCAGGTAACACAAATGAATGTGTACTTTCATCTGCGGCAATGTAAAAATCTTTACTGTTACTTTCTGCTGTATCCCAGCCTTCAGTAAACCAAGGCAATGCGTCCCATCCTGCGCCAACTGAGAATGTAGCACCTTGTACAATTACTCCGCCATAATCCATGCCTGTAACTAACTGTGAATAATCAGTAGTAATTTCGCCGCCGTTGTCAGGAACGTCTTTATCAATACCTAACATTCCATCAGTTGGTTTATAATACTTGTCAATTCTGTTTAAGCTATCAAGTATTTCATCATTCTTTTCATATCTAATAGTAATATTAGATCCTTCTGATGCTGGCGTAAGTAGGGTTAATCTTCCTTTAAGTACAGTTAATCCATTCACTAACTTAGTAAACAGTGTAATTGTATAATCACTAGCAAATTGTTGCTGATTATCTACAAAAACTGTGATAGAACTCTTGTCTAATGTACTTGGATACTTCAATTCAAAAGTTGTTAATCTTCCTGTTCCAGCAAACGACTCAGTTTCAATAAATCTTTCGTTAGCACTATACGATTTAAATGTTGGTGTTTTGCTAAATCTATCAAATTTAATAGTATTGTGGAAAAGTCTTGCTTTACTCTTACCAATTCTAGCAACAGCCTTAGCACTAAACTGTGTTTGTGTACCAACACCGCCTACTAATTCAATTGTAGGAACACTTGTATAGCCTTGACCGCTATCAAGTAGAACAATTTTAGTAACTTTTCTATTTGAAATATATGCTTTGGCTTTTGCTCCACTACCGCCGCCGCCTGTAAATATTACCTGAGGAGCAGTTGAATACGTACTGCCTTGTTCTGTAAGTATAATATCTGTAACTTCAAACTTATAATTGTTAAACCAAGTATTCCAAGGTTGTAAATCAATCTCATCATCGCCTAGTTTTACAGGATTAATTGTATTTGTAGTTGTATTGTATACCGGAGGAAGATCAAAATCTGATATTGTTGTATTTGTATTTTCTAGATTTTGATATCTGCTTGTATAGTTTCTAATTTTAGTTCTATAAGGCTTAACTTCTTCAATGTATGCTTGATAAGCCGCTAAATTATCACTACGGAAATTTAATTTTTGTTGTAAGTATCCAACATTGTGTATAGCATTTAAGAAACTTGTCTTGAATGCCCAATCAATATATAACTGTTCACTAAACACATAGTGAATATTTACAAAGAATAATTTGTTCCAGTACCCGGCTAATTCATCTACAAATATGTCATACTTCATAGCGTTTAGAATGTTTCTAAACTCTTTTGCCGCACTTGTATCATAACGGTTACTGTCATATGTTTGTGTTTTATCATAACCGGTTGATTCAATCTCTGTATTATAAAACTTGTTAATAATACGAATAGTACCTTGTTGTCTACCAACTAACTTAAACTTACCTTTAATAGTTGCTCCTTGTGAAACACGTTGTAGCACAGCCCAACCACCAGAACCATAATCGTCTAATCTCAATAACTGGTTGTCTTCTAGGTCAACTTCTTGCTCAGCATACAGTCCCGGAAGCGTTTGAATAATTCTAGATTCTTCAGAAAATCCAGGTGCCCACCAATCGATATATTCCCAATATTTCGTAGTGTCATATTCTTGTGTAGCAACTCTATAAAATTCTTGCTCTCTAACACTCCATGAGTATATACTCCAGAATCCATTAACTGTGCTATCTCTTTCAACAAGTATACTGAAAGATCTAACAATAGGATTAGCAGTTAGATATTTCTTACCTTGATTAGTTACAGTTACACTTGATATTCTACCAAAACTATCAATAGTTGCTTCGGCCGTTGCTCCTTCACCTTCACCTCTAATAGTAATAAGAGGAGCAGACTTGTATCCAAAACCAGGATCAACAATATCAATTGTATTAACATGTCCGTTAATAATATTTGCTGAGAGCACAGCATCTTTAATTGTAGGTTTTGCGTAGAACCTTAATTCTTGTTCTGTATCAATACTTAAATCATATAGTCTTTTAACTGTACTAGGTTTTTCATCAATCAAATTTAGATAACCGTAGTCAATTTCATCAGCTAATGGTAAAGTATACAAAGCATCATTAATAAATGTAATAGTCTGTTCTACTGCTTTATTTCTGTTTACAAATATAGTTTGTCTTGGTCTACTTTCGATACCATATTTGTTTTTATCTGATAAATTAGGATCAGGAATTTGGTTACCAAGAACATCGCTACCAACTAAACTATCAATCCATTTTCTTTCTAAATCTTCATTAGGATTCTTTGTACTTTCTTCAGTTGTAAGAACATATTCGTTGTGTATTAAATTAATATCAGTAACATTTTTATAAAACTGTACGTTAACACTAAATTCATCAGTATCTAACAAAGTTTTAAGATTACTTAATGTAATTTTATCTTTGTCAATAACAAACGCAAACGGAACTCCAGCATTTTGTGGATTTACAATGTAATCAGCAACCTGACTAGACGCAAGTGTCTTAGAACTATTTGTTTCTGTTGTTTGCTTATTCTTAACCCAGTAATAATAAAGTGTTTTAGAAACATTTCCGGATATTGGATCAACTTTTCTTTTTACACTATAAACAGTATCGTCAGGATATAACGGATTACCTGTAATTGTTGGATCATCTCCGTTAGCAAGTTCTGCCCATTGACTTGGTTTTAATGTAGATTCAATCCATTGATAAGCGTCTATTGAACTTCCTTGAGCAAAAGAATTCCAATTACCGTTTCTAAATACAACATCACCTTGTTCATAGACAAGATATTTGACTTTTGACGTATCCCACCAAATTCTACCAACTTGTTTTTCAGTCCAATGTTGAGACTCATCTTTTGTTGTTAATTCTTCATTGTTTGATTCTGTATATACAGCAGGATCAAAAGGTGTTTTAAAGTCAATGTTTTGTTCAACAATACCAAGTAACTTTCCTTTGAATGTATCTACAACATCTATATCGGCAATTTTTGTATAAGTGTCTTTTTGGTATGCCGCAAGTGTTCTAATCTTACTAATGTCAACTTGGTTAGTTTGATTTCTTATAACTGTCCACGGTTTTACACCATCTAGTTTCTCAAATTTTTGTATTCTACCAATCACTACTTCAGTAAATGCCGGATCATCTGACAAGTAGCTTGGTGAACCAACAATAATAGTATTATTACTTGTAGCTAATGAACGACCAAAGTCTTCATTAAAACTTAAATTATCTTCAAATATTTCTCCAAGTACCCACTTTCCGCCGTATTCGTTGAAAACAAATACTTTACCAGTAGTACCTATTGGATCAGCAAAACTAGTAGTAAGTCTATCAAATCTAGTTTCATCTTTATCAAATGTAGTAATCTCAAATGTTTCTGCTCCTTCAGCAGATACTGCTAAAGTTTTTCCATCTGGAGAAATACTTAAATTTGATCCAAATCTTTCTTCATAGTCATTTGTATTAGATTGTATTTTTTGTGTGAATACAAATTTATTTGATTCCCATCCGAATATAAAAACAGATCCTTGATCTTTTTCATTTTTATCTGAATTAGGTGATCCTACAAATAGTGTAGTACCGTCTGATGAAACAGTAACTTTTTCACCAAAAGCATCTCCAGGATTCAGACCTGGTATATTGCTCTTGTTAATTTCTTGAATGAATTCAAAAACTCTGTTTTCGTTTTTCTTATAGACAAACACAACACCTGTTCTCGGCGTTCCTGTATTTTGTACTTCAATCCATTTGTTGTCAATTTCAGGAGCATCATTGATACTAGTTAGACTTGAATCACTATCAAGTTGGTAGTACTTGTTATTTCTTCTAACAACGTCACCCTGAATATAAGTTTCAGTAGTTCTCCATACGCCTCTATAATTTTCAAAGTTTGATGTATCAGCATAAGGAGCACTTGAAACTAATACAGAACCATCATTAGTCATTGCTATACTTGTGCCGAACTTATCTCCAATGTCTATATTTTCAATTTGATCATCTGTTGTGCCTTGCTCTAAAGAGGAACCGTCGTCAACATAAGCATATACATTTGGCACAATATCTCTGTTAACTGTATTTGTTGCCTCCCAAGAATCGCTTACATCTGGAGTAATTACTCCGTTTCCTGTGAAGAATTCTTTTGCTTTATAGTAAGAACTTCCATACCAAACAATACTACCTTGTACATAACTTCTATTAATATCAAAAAGTCCTACAAAATTAGTATCTTGTAATAGCGTCCACTTGATTCCATTGTATTGGTATAGATATACTTTACCTCTATCATCCCTACTTCCTGGAGCAGAAATTGCTAGGTAATAACTTTCATCAACAGCACCGAGCGCCGTTCCGAGGATTCTAATTTGATCACCTACAACATATCCTAAACCTGCTACACTAATTGATGCTTCGTATGCTCCTGCTTTTCTTTCAATATTAAAAATAGCACCTGTTCCAGGATTTGATACGTCTTCGGGTGTAACATCTAAAAATGTTCCGCTACCAGGTCCCGGAATGCCTTTATAATCAATGCCAATTGCGGCAGTACCTGTATAACTGAAGAATTGAATTTCACCTTCTCGTTTTGTAGGAAATGGTCCTACATCGCCGTTGTCCGAAACTTGATTAATTCTAATTGTAATATCATTATCTGGTGAAACACCTCCTACGGTGTTACCAGGTATAACAATAGTAGTACCTGAAGTGTATGTGATTAAGTTACCCTGATTATCTTTTTCATCCCATGGTACCCAGTTTCCTGTGCCAAATAATTGATTAGCAGGATCACTAATATATTCTACACTAAATGGAAATCCTTGTACCTGTTCCCAATACTCTGGTGATCTATCAGGAAAAATTGTTTCGTATGAACTGTATGCGGTACTGTCAGTTCCGGGTTCGACGCCTGTAACTGTTTTTAATACATTCCAATACTGTGAACTATTAGCAGGATACTTAACTACATCGCCTGAGTCATAAGTAGCTGTTGCTGACCAAACACCTTTATCAATGTTTGTATCCTTTATACAGGCATAAAAGAAAGCCCCATATCTAACTATACTACGCTGTTTGTAACCATCACCGGGCTGTACTTTAACAGCACCGTCCTGTCTTAATCTAACATTATAAACATCTTTGTTTTTTGTAATTGTAAATAGAGCTGTTTCACTAACTGGTGTACTTAAAATACCTGTTATATTGTTAAATGTATCTGAACCTAAAATTGTTCCGTTCTCATCTACTGCTCTTACAGTAATTACAATGTCATTATTTGAAATTCCAGTTGCTGGTTGACCGCCTACTCTGGTACCTTGAATATAAAGTTGATCTCCAACAGTATATCCGGTTCCGCCGTTACGTACTTCAATGTCGTATATAGGTGTTCCTGTAGATCTAGTAACATCAAATGTAGCATTAACACCTTCACTACTTACATCAACTCCGCTAACGTTCTCAAATACTTGATCATTTAATCCGCTAGTTCCGTTTGCTTTAACAGAAACAATCCCGCCAGCATTGTCAATTTCATTTACAGTTAAAGTTACGTCACCGCTTGTTCCTTCAATGCCTTCTAATTTTCCAATTGCTATTGAATTACCAAAATATTCTCCGTTGCCTTGTCTTGGGCTTACCAAACTATTTCTTAGTGTCCATTGTCCGTTTGAATACTCGTAGATATCAACTCCACCCTGTCTAGCATAACCTTTGTTTGCTAAGAATAAATCTGCTCCAAGTGGATTGGCTTGAGGCAATTCTACTGGTTTCCAATCTTGTGACGAAAGATCAATAGTACTTCCGTCGCCAAATACTCTAGTAGTTGCTTCATATAACTTTCCGTTATAAAGCACAATGTCGCCTGGTTCGTAATTCGCACCAGGGTTGAATTTTTCTTGATAGTTACTTGGGATGTAACTTGCTTTAGGTGATCCAACAACTAACCAACGACCATCTTTACTTGCTGTAAGTACTTCAGCATACGCTCCAAGATATGAAGTTTGTAATCCGCTTTTAGGTGCTAAGATTTGTAAAGGTATAAGTCCTGTTTCTCCATCGGAGTAGACTATAACAGCTGAATCTCTAATAACATCGCCGCTGAAAACTGGAGCGCCTGGGTTACCAACAATAGTTTGATTTAATTCTGGTACAAAAGTAACAGCACTACCAGTCCCTGTTGGGAAAGCAACACCATATTCTGAAATCTGTGTTACTTGATATTGTTTGTTTCTTTGTACAACTTCCCAGTTATTGTTATCTTCATTTTGATCAATAAAGACTTTAGAACCTACTGGTAACTTAGAAAATCCTTTATTAACTAGTTCTTCGTATGATGCTACTCTCACACTTTCAAAATAACTTACAAACGCAAAAGAACTTTCGTCAACTTGCGGTGCTTCTCTAAATCCAGAAATAGCAATTACTATTGTAGTAGGAGTGATCTCTGCTACTTGATAGAATCCTGTTAACCCTAGAATTCCATTTAATCCAACTATCTGACCTATAGTAAAATTATGAACTCTATTTGTATTAAGAACAATTCTATCAACATCAGGTGCCTCTGCTGTAACAATTGATACATTACTAACAACATATCTATAAACATTCCAACCGCTGGTTTCGAATGTAGTCCAAATGTTATCGCCCTGTTTAAACTGATCAATTGATGTTTCGTTTGTTAGTAGTTCTTGTAGGTTATTTCTTATAAACTGAACATCACTGCTGAATATATACCCTGCTGAATTTTTAGGAACTTCAAAACGTTTTGTCGGAAATGTAAAACTAGTATTAGCTAATTGATAATCATTATCATTAAGTAAAATATAGTTTTGGAAATCGACTATATCAAATTGTTTTCCGTTAAGTAAAATAGGTTGCGGATTTAATTTAAAGTCACTTACTTTTAAATCAAACTCTGCTTCGTCAATTTGATCGGTTCCGCCCACAGATCCTAATCTAAATGCCCATTCTTCATCAAGAACAATTTTATCATCACTAACTGTGCTTACTTTATCAAACACTTTTTTGATTGCGTTGTTAGTGCCTTTTTCTCTACTAAAGCCTTGATATAATTTAAATTGAGAAACTGTATCTTCAGCAATTTCTTGTAGGTATTCTCTTGCTTGGAAACCCACTGTATGTTTTGCTAATTCTTTTTGATTTGAATTTATGCCTTCGATACTTGTTTCATAATAATCTTCAATTTGATTAATTCTAAAATCAAAGTTAGCTACCAAGCCCGACTCAGGAAGATTATCTAGTAAATCCCAAAAAGTTCTATCAAACTTTTCAGCTCCTCGCTGGAACTTTTTACTCACATAATAGAACTCTTTGTACTGTACAATGTCTCCTATTCTATAATCTGTAAACTGCTTCCATGGAAGAATATTGACTTTATCAAAAACAAATCCTGGACTTGTATAATTTCCGTCCCAGTCAACAGTTCTAAATCCTTTACTCTTAATTCTTTCTTGTCTGTATCCAGCACCTTTATCAAATAGTACATCATTGAAAACTGTTTTATCTGAAAAGATTGTAACATGCTCTTTTTGAACATAATTTATTTCAGCAAAATAAATTCCTTCGTTGTCGTTTTCTGGAGCAATTAAAAGTTCATTAATTCCTCTATAAACATCAATGTTAGTTGCTTCGATTTTAGTTCCGTCTGCTTTAAGAATATTGTAATCATAAAAACTATCAAGAACACTATCTGCTACCGAACCAATATTTTCAAATTTCAGTAATGTTGCGCCTGGACTTACAGATAAAATACTTCCTTCGGCCCAATTATGTGTGGTCCAGAATAAAAATTCTTTTACTGATGTTTCCCAGTTCTGTACAACACCTAAATCTTGATTATACTGATCAAACACCATTCCTTGACTTTCTAAAAATGACCCGTAGCCTAAGAGAAAATCAACCACCGACTGTATATTATCAAATACAGTATCGTAGTTTAATGTAAGTCTATCAACTTGATTAAACCGAGTTCTTTTTATTGCTCTTGCTCCACCAACAACAGGTACTTCGTCTATCTGTTTCCAAAGTGCTGGATCAAAGAGATCGCCTGATTGGTGGGCTTGAATAGCTCTGAAAAATTGATTTTGTCTTCTAATCAAAGAGCCTTTAATATAAAAAGATTCTGGTGCCCATTCTACGAAAGATTCGCTTACGCCGCCAATGTCTAATACAGGATCATTTTGTTGAGCAAAGAAACTATAATAGTTAAAGATAGCATTGAGCTGATCATATCCTGATACTTTATAACCGCCTGCTACTTTTTCAACAAGTACACCACTGTATCGTGTAGTGAACAACGGCGAGCTGGTATTGAAGAAAATCTCATAGTTTTCAGACGGAATAAAAATTCCTGTTTGTTTACTTTGCGGATTTTTACTATCAAGTAGATATTGCTGTTGAGACTTATCAACAAATCCTTTCATTCTAGTGCTTAATTGTAAATCAAAATTACTGTATATTTCTAAAACATCTTGCTTTGTTCTAGCATTTGATTTCAGATAGTTTACAACATATGATAATAAGCCTTCTGGTCGAGAATTACTATTCAACGATTCTACAATATCAGTAACCGTTAAAAATGTGTTAGTAGTTTTACTAACAAATTGTCCTACTTTATTTTTTTGAAAAATATTTCTATCTAAATTTAAACTAATTGTTTCAAACGGTGTTAGTAAACATGCCGCTATTAATTGAGCATAAGAATAAACACTGCTTCTGCGCCATGCTGATTCAACCGGTGATATATCACCAAAAGTAAAATCATCTTGATAGTTTGTAGAGTAGTCAACTATGATGTTGGCTTCAAGCGGGGAAATTAAATTTCCATCAGCATCAACAGGTAAAAGTTGTAGCAAATATGGTCTAGTATATCTTTTATGCTTACCTTGTCTTTCGCCTTGTCTAATAATACCATCTCTGAGATCTTCCCATAAAATTAAATTATTTGATGTATACGGAGCTGTTCCGTATTCACTATCCCACCAAGTTGGCTTGATTGTAAACCCTAGCATTTCCCATGGAGTTCTGTGTGGTGTTTGTGTGTCAAACAAATATTGATACACACCTCTCCAATGTTTAGGTAATTGTTCCTGTCTTAAAATATCTAAGTTTTTATTATATGTCCATGTAAACTGGTTATCTTGATCATAATATGAGTTTTCATAAATGTCAATATTTTTGACCAACGGCCATCTTAAGAATTCTAATTCTAAGATATCGTCAACTTGTTTTTTAGTAAATGTACCAGTTTTATCCCAGCCACTAAACAAGTTATCAATATCTAAAATTTCAGGATTATATTTTTGTTTAATATTGTTATAAATTCTTTTTTCAAATTCTAATAATAGTAAATCTCTAAAATCATCATAAGCAACAGTGATACTACCGTCATGCCCTCTAATTATTTTCTGAGGTGAAGCAAAGGTATCATCTACATACATCTCAGGAACATAAGTTTTTGTTAAACCAAGACTTGCCGGTGTTTCAGGAATGTAATTGTATGATGTAGAATAAAATTCTTTTATTTCTAGTAAGTCATTTTCATTGAGATCTCTAATAACTCTTACAAAACTAAACTCACTATCAAACACATAATCAATTCCGTGTATCAATTGTACATTATTAAGATACAAATATACTGCTTTTGTTGACGGTGTAGTTAAATCAAACTTTTCTGACAATGAAAATGTTTTAATACCTGTATCTTCAACTGTATACTTTGAAACTTTGTTTGCTCCACTACCGATCATATCGCTATTAACAAACGGACTTGAATCAGGTTTCGCATTGCTTATTTTAGATACAATTTGATCAAGGAAACTAATTACATCTTCACCACCAAAAGGTAGTGTAGTAGACAGTTTTATTAAATTACTTTTATAATTTTCATATTCTCTGGCCGCATATCTTATTGATTTAATAATGTTTACATTTTTATCGCATAATAGAGGTAAAGAACTTGATGCTACTGAGGTATATTTTACAAATCTCTGTCCTTTATTTTGGTAGTTTGAAATATCTCTAAGATTACTTGTTCCGGGAAATATACCAACAAAATCATTTGAATAATTAACCATTGATCGCAAATGATCTGTTGCTTGTCCTAATGTAAATGTTTTTAATTCTTGGTTTAATGGATTTCTTTCTAAACTTTTAGGAAATTCATAAAATCCTAAATTAGGTTCATCATTTGAAAATACCTTAAGAGTTACTGTATCGCCTTCAGTAAATTTAGTATTATCAAATTTAAAAGTTCTTTTGCCTTCAACAGTAGAAACTATTGTATAAGAATCTCTAATAAAGTTTCCATTATTATAAAAGTACAAATTAGCATCTACTGAGCTAATCCAATCTATATTAGAAAAAATAACTTCAGAAGTTTCTTCAGATAAAGTATAAGTTTGAATTATTCCCTGATCAAATACCGGATCGCTTGGAATATACAAATTATGAAAACTTACGTTGTCTAGTGTTTCGGTTGTTTTAATATAACCTGAGTTAATTTTCTTTGATTTGTTTTCAGCACTAACTTGATAGGTAAAACTATCTACATCCCAGTCTGAATTAAATTCTATATCACCACTGTTGTTTAAATTCTGATACGCAATAGAAAAACCTAATTCTTTATCAACAGGCCCTGAGCCAGGTTTATAAGATAATAAGTTACTTCCAGCAAAACTTGAAGTTTCATATTTTGTATTATCAGTAAAACTTACTTCGTCGTCATCAAATATATCAAATTTAGGAGACTGATTTACAGAATCTTTTGTTTGACTCCTAATCCAATTTTCACCATCGAAGTGATACATCAAACCGGCATTATTTTTACCAAATTTAATAATTACACATTCGCCCTTAGATGTATTAGAATCATCTGCTTCAACTAAGGCAATTTGTTTATTGTCAGCAGTATTGTTTGCTTGAATAACAATTTTCTTTACAACAAAAATTTTATTTTTAACTAGCGGATCATTGTCTGCTGTAAAAATAATTCTTGCTCCGTCAAAAACGTCAACATTATCAATATTATAACCTGCTGTTCCTTCGATAGTACTGAAAACATCAGTAGTAAAGTCGTCAATAAAATCAACACTTTGTTTAGCTATCGATCCATGATTTATCAGTTGGATGTTAGAACTAAACTCAATAATAGGGCGTTTAGCTCTTGACTGTTCGTTAATTTTAGACGCTACATTATTAATACTAGCACTGTAATCTATAACATCTCTATGGAACCATTTATTATAACGACTCCATGGATTCCGATCTTTGCTTGATCTGTTAATTGTAATATAGTCTTTGTTAGAAGGAAAACTTACAGCATCATCAAAAGGAAGTTCGTCCCAACCTCCATCGTCAAATAAAACGTCTACATCGTCATTTTTTACAGGTGGTAAATCTAGTTCTTGAAAATTAATTAATCTAATCGATGTACTAACACCGTCAACTAACCAGTCGCCTTGAGCATACTTTTCTGGAGTAACATTACCAGTAAAGTTTATCTTTAAACCGTTACTAAACTTTACATTATTAGCACTTGTATAGTTTAGTTTTCCAATGATCTCTGCTTCTACATCAATACTTGTATTTTCATCAACAGAAGCTATTCTAAACATGCCAACCCTATCAATATTATTTCCGCTCTGATAATATAATAAGTCAGGACTGTTATTTGGAACAGTAAATGAAACTGTGCCAACTTCTATTCCATTATTAGTAACACCGGTATTATAATTTGCTAGATCTCCTTCAGTGGGGTTTCTTCTAATATAAAAAGGATCACCAGGAGTGTTTACATTGAAAATATATGTTTGACCTCTATATAAAAGTAAACTTGGATTAGGTGTAAGGCCATCTGGATAAAACAAAAACTCGTCATCACTTTGACTACGAACTCTATATTCAGATATAACATCTTGTGCCTGTCCAGAAATACTAATTGTATCTGGTCCTTGAGGAAGCCAATAATATTCTCTGTAATTAATAAACTTGTCCCAGTCAATGGGAGGATTCCAACTATAACTTCTTATAGATGTTGTAAGATCGTCTCTTTCGTTGTTATTGTTAAAAAACTTTAATTGGCTTTTAACATCAATATAATCGTAAAAACTTTTAACAGATAAATTTTCACTATCTCTAACTACTACACCGGGTTCTAATTGATAAGCATGTCGCAATGACTCTTCTTTATCAACATAGATATCTTTACTATTATAAGTTCTTCCATAGTTACGTCCAATGTAACCCGAAATCCTATCAAGTGTTCCTGGTTGTACTAACGGATCCAGTGTAGCACTTAAAAACTTTCTGTTAGTAGAAGATTTAAAAATCTCCGGTAATAGCTGATAAGTTTCTCTAACAGGTAATTCACTCTGTTTGAATATTTTTTTATCCATTAACTGTTACTCGTCTTGGTTATAACCTGTGAGTTGAGTAGATTTAATTCAGTTGCTGTAATAGTTTCAACAATCTGAACATCATCAACTGTGGCCGCGCTCACTAGGATTTCATCTGGTCGTGATTGAATTTCACTTAAACTTCCGTATGCTTGATCGCTTTGTTTTGGTACCATAACAATATTACTAATTTCAGGTGAATTTGCTTGAATAATATATGCTAATAATTCACTCGAATAAAACTTATCGCCAAAGTCCCAATTATCAATAGCAAAATAATTTGCTATAGTTGCTACAACTTTAACTTTTAAATCGTTATCGTTTATAGTCATATTTTTATTTTTTACAACTTTAAATGTTGTTTGAAATTCTGTAGGTGCTTTACTTCCAAATAATGGAAAATATGTTACTGGATGATACACAACTTCGTCACTAATAGATTTTAAATCGGCTAACTCTTTACCAAATTGAACTCTTAAACTTTCAGGAGTTGGTTCTTCTGGTGCTGTAGCTGTTGCTCCTATTAGATAATTTCTGTAATTAATATCATAATTTCTAACTAACAAATAGATATCAATAATGTTACTAGCACTAGGGTCAATTCTTCTATCACTACTGGCATTATGAATGTACTGAAACTTTAATCCGCTTCTTCCAATATATGCTATATAACTAGGTTCTAAGATAAATGTTCTAGTAATTAAATCAACACGTTTAACAAAATTTTCTGCTTGATCATAAAAGTAAATTAATTGGTTATGATCGTAATCATTAACACTTGTATTAACTTCTTTGTCTTTAATTAAAACAGTATTATTTTTATTGTCGATAAAATCTAATTTTGTAAATCCATAATTGTCTGTTGATTTTTTAAAGAACAAGTACTTGTCTGTTAGATCAGTTCCAACAATATCATCAAAACTATCTGGATTATCAATTACACCGTCATCGTCTGTATCATAAAAAGTTACTTTAACACTTTCAGTGCTTTGATATCCGTCTTCAAATCTAACACTATCTGATATTTCAAACAAAATATCATTCTTTAAAGTTTTGTCTTGATCAATAATTGTAGCAACATCAGCCGATGTAAAATCTGGATTTGAATTTTTAAGTTCAATAATTTTATCAGCCAACTGTGAAGCCGATAATTCTTTACCCTCAGGAACACTATTAATATCTAATACTTTGATTTGATCTTTAATGACTGTTCTTTTTTTACTGTCATAAATTTTTTCTGATCTATCAAAATAGAATCTATTTTGTTCAACACTAGAGAATACATAACTTGTTCCACGGACTCTTACTCTAAATTCATCGCCGTCATATACAAATGCTAGAATCCAACTAGCATCAGCATTAGTATTTGTGTTGTCGCCTGCTTGACCTAAACTAAAATCACTCGAAAGATCAATATTATTACTAGAAATCACTCTCCATGTTCGTGTTTCAATATCATATCTTAGACCAAATGTTTGACTAGAAAAACTAAGATTTAAAATTTCTGTTTCAATGTCAGTTGGTAAGTTATTAACAAACTTAGGTACTACCTGTGTTGGAATTGATCCAGTTGGAATAGGATCAGAAAATGTTACAGGGCCTACGCCACTGGAAAGGTTTCCTTGACCAGCATTTGTACCATCTCCAACTACTCTTACTACCTTTGTCCATACATATTTCTTATGAGTTTTATCTGTTGGATCGTAAGTAACTAGTTCTCCATCTTTAAATGCTTGAGTATCTAAAGGTGGTAAAAATTTAATTAAACTTCCTGCTTCAATAAAACGTAAATTGCTTGTAGTGTAGATTCCAATCTTGATCGGAAATTCGTCAAAAATGTTTCCAAAATAACCTGTACTTCCATTTATATCAGTAGTACTTTGTAACCACTTAACACTAACATCACTAGTAAAAATTTTATCAAAGTTTGTAATATAAAAATTATATGTTTCTGAATCTTCAATTACTGGTTCAATTGTACTTCTAATGTAATTTAAAACAATATTTTTATTTGTATATGTATAACTAAAATTTCTTTCAGTGTTTGTTCTATAAATTAAACCGTCATCAGCAAAAACATTAACCATAGAATATTTTCCACTAGCATCTACAATATCAAAATTTCTGCTAATGCCACTTGATGTTCTATTAATTGCTTTTACTTTTAAAATTTCTTGTGAGCTACCTAGAGGAGCAAGATTATAATCTTCTCCTGTTACCATTCTATTTTGTGTATAATACTGTGCCGGTGCTTTAGCTCTAATCGAATCAATGTCTTCAGATGGAGCACTGTTTTCAACAGTATATTGTAGATTCATTGTAAGTGTAATAGTCTGAGTTACACCTATTGCATTATTATACTGAATATCAATACTAATATTTCTCATATCTCTTGGAGAGATAGAAAAACTTGCTCCGATAGAAGTTCTAAAATAACATCTAAACACACCCAATGGTAAATTACCAAAGACACCATCTGAAAATAATAAATCTACAGTATCATCTTCTTGTGTTATAACAGTATAAATATTTTTCTCGTTTGATGACAAACTATTATAGATAATATTGTTTCCTTCAATAGCATCTACTTTAGTCCATTGATTTTGTGGATTTCCGTCTGCTCCTAATTTATAAAGCCAAACATCACTATTATTAATACCTGGTGTAGTGATTGAAACTTGTTCATTGACAGTCGGTTGTGTTATTTCAAACTCAGCACTTTCTAGTGTTCCTTGTTTAAACTGTAAAAAGAATCCTGTATTAGCACTTGCGTTTCCTTTTCCGTCTTGTCTATAAATGAATCCCATCTTATTACCAGGAACTGGACTTTCTTCATAGATAAAGTTTTCAGCTAGAATAGACGTGCTAGGAATTTCAAAACGCATAGATCTACCAGAGGCATTTTTTGAAAAATTAAACAACGGTATACTTGTGTTTGTGCTATTAAATCTGTACTGATCTGTTTTGATGCCGTCAATTACTTTCGAACCTTGATCTTTACCAAATTCAGTATTTGGTACCATTGAAGCATTTATAACAGAAATAAACTGTTCAAACCAATTAGGATTAGTAGGATCATTCCATTGAATAGTTTGTCCAGACAGATTAATACCGTTACTGTCTGTTAAATTTTCTGTTGTTGAAACAGATGTAATTTTAAGTAACCCGCTTGCGCCAACATTACGTTTAGCATTATATGAAAGCATCCTAGCAATACGTAAAACACTTTCTTTTCTGTTTGCTAATTCAATGAAATTTTCTCTGCTGTTTAAGTCAAGTCTAAATGAAAGACTTTGACCTAAGAATGCAATTAGATCAATAAGGGCAACGTATTCTGAACTTTCAATAAAATCATTGAAATCTTCGGGGTAGTTTTCTCTCAAATATTCTACCATTACTCTACGCAAATTTTCAAAGTCGTAAGACTTGAAATCAGCGTTACGGAACGTCTGATAGATGCGAGTCCAATCTTCCGCAAGTATTAAATTATTTTGTCTAGTTGTAGTTGTCATATCTGTTTCTTGCCCTATACACTATTTACCGGAGATAAAAAACTGCGCATTTTATTTTCCAGCTATTCTGTGTTTCTCCTGTCAAAGTTAATTCTTAACTGTTCTGTGGCATTTAGTTCTAAATATTCTAAATCCATCTCGACCAGTACACCTTTATCTGTAGCATCTACGCTTACATTCCTAGCTTTTACTCTAGGATCTCTGTTTACAATTTCTTCTACGTCTTGTACAATTATATCAATATTTTCAGATGTCATTGGTTCAAACAGCATGTCCCAAATTACTGTGCCAAACTTTGGAAGTTGTAGCTTTTCACCTTTGCGAATATTGAAATGATTTAACAAGTCCTGCTTTACTAAATCTAAATCGTACTGCTTAAAGTTTTTAGTAGAATTTCTTGAATTAAACCCTCTATATCTAAAACTAGAACCTTCAGCAGATACTGTTCCTGAACTGGCTTCAATTGTTTGTACTTTTTGCTGATTGTATATTTTTCTAGCCATATTATTCCTCCTTAATATCCCTATCAGTCTTAGGTGGTGCTACTGATAAAGGATCATAGTTTTCATGGTTAAACCATGGTTCGTGCTGTGGAATACGTTTCATAATACTTTCTAACGGCTCCTCACTTTGATATTCTTGATTAGCCCACGGTAATGTAATATCTACAACAGCATTTTGATGTAAACTTAAAGGTTCTGCGACCGTTACACTAGCAACAGCACCTGTTTGTGCTATTTCAGCAGGATCACAATTCATCTCAATTTTATCAGCAGTTTCTCTATGGAACTGGCCGCTATTAATGTTTGTTGTGTTATCTGATCTAATTCTTGTATTGTTCAATGAATATGAGTTAATATTTGTTGCTTTAAGTTTAATATCATCGCCTACTGTTTCTTCTAAGTTCTTAGCAACTGTTTTTCTTTCAGCACCTTTGACCACTGTGCTAACATCTTTTTCTACATTTGTATTTTTAAATCCACCAACTATGGTTGTTAAATTGCCTGCGGCATCAACATGTATTCTACCAACAGCATCGGGTGTTGCTCCTTCTCCATCTGGACTTTCTGTGTTACGTCCTGTTGCTTTTATATTGATATTACGTTCTGCTTCAATATTAATATCTCTACCAGCATGAAAATTAAAATCTTGTTGTGTATGAATACTAATACTGTCTTGAGCAAAAATATCAATCTTTCCGTCTGAACTTAGTTCGATCCAAGCAGTACCTCTGCTGTTTCCAATATAAATTAAATCTTCTGAATTGTGTAACAGTATTTGGTGGCCTGTTCTAGTTCTTAATCTAAAACTTTCACCGTAGGGTATTCTTACGTCTCCTGATTCACCTTTTGTAGTATCAGCATATTCTGGTGGTCCAGCATCAGCTGTTGTTTTTCTTACAAAACGTTCGTCGCCGTCGTCCATGACAAATTGATGTCCGCCTATTCGACTTACAAAAACAGGATCAGAAATATCTTGATTAGTTCCCTTTTTTTGCTTTAAAGCATTTTGTCTTTTATCAATTGGTCCTGGTGTGCTTATACCGTAGACATTAGGTATAGCAGATCTACGAACAGTACTACCGTGTGATCCTCTAATAGGATCTCCTACTAATCCACTATCTAGTAAAAATCCTGCCAAAGGGTGCAATGGACGTTTAGCATTTTCAATATCAACACCTTGTTCTTCTAGTGTTGCTACATTTATTTCGCCCACTGGTAATGATTTTGTATTTCCGTAAAGTTCTTGCTGTTCAGGAGATAGGTCTACATTTTCTGCGGCGGCAATTCCTGGTACCATATGATTAATACCTGGTTCAGGAACAACTCCTATCCAAAACCATTGTTTGGTATCATCAATTTGAATTACAATTACTTTAGTTCCTACATCAGGAGGAACAAAAGCCATACCATAAGATTTTTGTGTATCTTGAAACGCCCTATCATTACCGGTATTTTTACCATTGTAAGCATGGTTGGTGTAACCAAAAAACGGAGGAGCATGATAAGCTGAAATAATTTGCGATTCTTCAGCATAAGTTCCTGCGTACCTTCCTAGTAAACTTACAAACAATGTGCCTACACCTGTTTTAGTGTCGTGGCCCACTACCCTAGCAGTTCTAGGACCTGATGGTCTTATATGTCCTTTGGTTGCCGTCATTGATTTGGTCCTTCTTCTAGACTAGGTGATTTTGGTATAATAGCAACTCCATCAACCTCGCCTTGTTTAAAGTCAGCACCCAAAATTGGATTTAAATTTTGTGCTGTACCACTAGATTGTTGATCAACTAAAGTAGCATCTGCTTTTATATCAGGGTCAATTGAAAAGTCTTTTCTTAGCTCTAGTTTCTGTTTAAACACTCCGCCAGTAAATTCATTGGTTACGATCATTAATCTGTAAATTCCGCTAAAAGGATGATCTTTTAAACCATCGAAGTTTGTAATTGGTAAGCTAGAACCTGTGAACGGATAATCATTAATAGTTCTAAATCTTACATAAATTCTTGTTTCTTCGCCTTTCCATCTCATTTCGTCTTTGGCTTCAGTAAGCTGATTACTCAAACCTGCCATCGGCAAATAATATGTGTCACCAAGTATTGCTAAATTTAATGTTAGCTGTACTTTTGCTTCATGTGTATTATCATTTGTATGTCCTGTAACATTAGAATGTACCCATCGAGCAACTTCAATTTCTGTAGTTGTTGTTCCTAGTCCACCTGCTATCTTTGGTGTACCTGTCTTATCTAACCCAACGGTGATATTTCCAATTGCCATTTCTGACAACACCGAAAGATTCGCATCTTCTCCTGTATTTTGTGCTTCAGTTTTATTCTTTAGAATTTTTTTCAAAGACTCTTCAGCGGTTGTTGACCAAGCCTGTGGTTGTCCAGATATATAAAACATATTATTAAAAGACATATCAAAAGAAAGAATATCATCGTTTAAACCAGTGTATAGATAAGAATACACTTTTTTGATTTGTTTTTTAACTTTAGGTGTATCTTCTATTTTAACTGCTGGTTTTTTAAGTTGATCTAACCTTACCAAAAATGGTTGAAGAATGATGTTGTAAGTCATCGGTATGCGACCATCTATCGGATCATATTTTGGGGTTTCGTTTTGTTGAACTCGATAGTCAGTAGGTCTTTCTGGGTCTCTGCTTGTTGTGGTAGTTCCCATCTGATGACTTAATTGTCCATTGATGGTCCACCACAATGTATATCCGTCTTTATCTGCTTTTTCTATACTTTCCTTGGCAAATTCTGTATGACACATTATATCATTTAATACAGCATATAAATCTGTTTGAGAATCAGGTGATGAAGTGTATGTGAATACCGTTTGATTTGCTTCATTTGTTATAAGTCTAGCATTTGGAGCATTTGTATCTTCATCAACAGGATTAAAATATTTTTTATTTTTTTCGTACTCGTCTAGATTTGATAAAAACTTAATTTCTCCGTTCCATCTATTGATAGATTCTTGTGAAGTGGGTTGCGTAGTGTTAGCATATCCTTGCGCTACAACAATTCTATACACGTCTGGATATTTTCTTAGTTTTTTAGAGACTCTGTCTGCTTCTCTGTCGTTTAACGTCTTTTGAAAGTTTGCTATTGTTTCTCTCAAATTTGAACCTGCAGCAAAAGTAGTAGTAACTACAAGATCTTTAACAGGATCTGATGCAAAATGACTAGATCCAAATTCTAAAAAAGTTACAGTGTACTGACTTCCAGATTCGTTTGCTTTAAAAGTAACATTCTGAATTCTAATCGGTATTACCCTTCCAGCATCTGGTATTTCTTTTTGTTCTCCGTCCTTGTAGCCAAAAAAATCTATTCTTAAAATAAAAGGACAATTATCATTAAAATGTTTAAATCCGGCCGAAATAGAACTTGCCAACAAAGACTCAAAAAACAAACCTAAACTATAGGGCTCAACAACCTCAAATGATCCACCTGCTAATCCAGAATATCCAAAGTCGTTGCCTGGCATCATAATTTTAAAATTAAGATTGTCAATAAAATATTCAGGAACGCCTTTAGCAGTTATTACACGTTTTCCGATACTGTTAGAACTGCCTTTAGTTTCTTTATTGTTCGATGTTCCTGTAAAACCAGATTCACCAAAAACAATAAAACGAGAATCCTTACCATTGGCTGTATCGTCTAGATACGAAGCATTCTTAAACGAATCTCCTGAAACAGCACCCAAGCTGATACGATAAGTTACACTTTCGTAATCTTTTAAAATATTTGGTGTAGTGTTGCCAAATCTTTTTTCGAAAAAAGCTGTGTTTTGTGATGTAGCGGCATCTTCTGTAGCAGTTACGTTATTAGAATGAGGGGTTACTGCCATATACTATACTCCCAGGGTATTTTGAAGTGTGGATGCTGTAGGTATGTATATGATTAAGCCAGGTTCAAAGTCGAATACTGGATCTTTTAACAATGAAGGATTTCGTTGAGCAAAAATCCACCACAGTTCAGAATTTCCATAAAGAGCATGTGCTAGTAAGTCTGGTCTATGTCTAAATTTATTTTCAATCTCATAAGGATAATCTTTATCAGTTTCAGGTATAACTCTATACTCTAATACATCCAAGTAATTAAAATTTTGTTTTGTTTTAAACCACGGACTTGATTTTTTATATGTTGCCATTATAATATTCCTCTCTGACCGCCATTAGCATAGTCATTAAGATTAAATCTTCTCAGTGTACTTCTATTGTAGACTGGGCTTACTGTTACTGCTATACTGCTTTCTAATGGTACCCAATTGTTTGTTCCATTATAATTAATTCTTTTGTATTGAACGTTTCGTTGTAATTCTATATTGACAGTTTTAACTACAACATTTATGCCCCTCGAATCTTGATTTCCAAACATGTAATTTCCATAACCGTGTAACTGTGCGACTACAGGAGGAAAACCATTAGGAACACTTTGTCCATAAAAACTTTTTGTGAGAGCTTGAAAAAACCTAACAGCCGCTAGCCAATAAATTCCTTCATTGTATGTTTGAACTGTAAACGTTCCGTTAATTTGTATATCATCAACGCCGCTGTTTTTATATGCTTGAAAAGGGAAGTTATTATGAACTAGGTCTAGTCTAGAATAATCTGCTTTATGTTGTACTGAAATTTGTGGAGTGTATGGAAAAACCACACCTTTATTTGTTTCTTTAAGAGGTGCTAGATATCCTGACGAAGCATTTCTAAAAACACTGTCTAGACTTCCTACACAAATTTTTACACGCCAATCATTTTTTGAACCGCCTGTTACTGCGCTTTGTTCTTCTGATCCTCCACCCTCTTTATTACCAGGGTCATTTGGATCATCAGAACCCAGTGCTTCAAAAATATTTCCTGCTACAGTTTTCGCAGAATCGCCAATTCTTTTCATCTGCTCAATAATTCCAGGCACAGACTGAATGACTCCTGCTCCTGCGTTTATTAAATTTTTTCCTACTTGAACCAGTGCTATCGCAGAACCAATTGCTCCTAGAGCTTTTTCTATACCGTTGGCTTGTGGCTTACCACTGATACCAAATCTATAACTTCCACTACCACTAGATGGACCAGCATTGTTACTAGGACCAGCATTACCAGGAAATCCACCTGGAGATTGTCCTGTTCCAGCATAGTTGTAAATCTTCCAGGAAGTATTGGTTGGAGCTGAACCACTTATTGTAATTTTATTTCTTACTCCGGTTCCGCTCGAAGCAATTCCTGCTTTACTTTGTGTATTTGTTGGTAATGCCATTTTGGTAAAATTCCTTTAACTTTACTCTATTTATTTCTCGAGAAATGTGCTATTATATAAGTATTACAGGAGTCCCAATATATGACACAAAGAAGAGTAAAATACCTTAACAATAGAGATCTTTTGAAAGAAATACACAAAAGTAAGAACACATACTGCTCCTATGTTGCTAAAGAATACAGTCAATACGATATTATTCTACCAAGTTTAGAAAAAATTAACCGTTTAACCATCGCCGAAGCTAAAAGAAACCAAGCAAAGCGACTAGGAACAGCAAATTTTGAACAAGCCAAAGAAAACAACAAAAAAGTAGTAGCAAAAGAATTTGAAATCGATTATAGAAAAATTGAAAAAACAGATTTAATTTTTAGAATTATGACCTTTGAGCATGTTCCACTTGCTCCTGGTCGTAAGAAAACAGTAAAAACAGTAGCAGACGCACACGAAAGAGTTAATTTTCCTCCTTTCCAGCATTGGAAGTTTGATGAAAACGACAATCTTATCTGCGTAGGTAAAAGTCACTGGGTTGGAGGAATGCAAAACGGTTATTTCTCTAAAACTAACGGACAAGCAACTAACGAATTAGCTCGCATGTGGATGAAACTATGCGAACGCTATGCTACACGTGGTAACGTAAGAGGTTACACGTATAATGATGAGATGCGTGGGCAAGCGATACTTCAATTAGCACAAATTGGTTTACAGTTTGACGAATCAAAATCAAATAATCCGTTTGCTTATTATACTGCCGCTGTTACTAATTCATTTGTTAGAATCATCAATATCGAAAAGCGTAATCAAAACATTCGAGATGATATCTTAGAAATGAACGGAATGAACCCTAGTTGGTCTAGACAAAACTCTAACGAAAACTTAGGTGTCGATCCGGGCGATAATGGCAAAAAGTAACTCTTGACTTCTTCACTAAAAGACCTTATACTAGTATAGGAGAATGAAATAATGGCGCTATTTAAGAAAGCGGCTTGCTTTACTGATATTCATTTCGGAATGAAATCTGGCAGTAGGATACATAACAAAGACTGCGAAGATTTTATCGAATGGTTCATTAAAGAAGCCAAAAAAGAGAATTGTGAAACTTGTATATTTTTAGGTGACTGGCACCATAATCGTGCGACTACTGATGTTAGCACTATGAACTACAGTGTTAGTAACTTAGAAAAACTTAACAACGCATTTGATAAAACATATCTTATGCTTGGTAATCATGACGAGTTTTACAAAGATAAAAGAGAAATTCACAGTTTAGAATTTGCTAGACTATTTCCAAATATTGTATCTGTTAATCATCCAATAACCGACGGAGATGTTACACTACTTCCTTGGTTAGTCGGTGAAGAATGGAAAAAAGTTAAAGATATCAAATCAAGATATATTTTTGGACACTTTGAGTTACCATTGTTCTATATGAATGCTATGGTACAAATGCCTGATCACGGTCAACTACAAGCCAATGATTTTGTTAATCAAGAATATGTTTTCTCTGGACATTTTCACAAGCGCCAAACCAAAGGAAATATTACATACATTGGCAATGCTTTTCCACACAACTATGCTGACGCATGGGATGATGAACGGGGCATGATGATACTCGAATGGGGTAGTACTCCAGAGTATCGTAGTTGGTCGGATCAGCCGTTGTATAGAACATACAAACTTTCAAAACTTTTAGAAGCGCCAGACAATCTACTTAAAGAAAAGATGCACTGTCGTGTTACTATTGACGTTCCTATCAGTTTTGAAGAAGCAAACTTTATCAAAGAAACGTTCATGCCACAATATAACTTGCGTGAACTTATGCTTATTCCAGAAAAAACGGAAATTGACTCTCAAGATATTCAACCAATTGATTTAAAATTTGAAAGTGTTGATACTATTGTTGTAAATCAGATCACAAATATTGATTCCGAACAGTATGATCAAAAACTGCTATTGGAGATTTATAACGACCTATGATCAAAATTAAGAATCTTACAGTCCGAAACTTTATGAGTGTTGGTAATCAAACACAGGCCATTGACTTTGACAAAGGCATGTTAACACTTGTGTTAGGAGAAAACTTAGACTTAGGGGGTGACGATAGCGGTGCTAGAAATGGTACTGGTAAGACTACGATTATTAACAGTTTAAGTTATGCTATCTACGGTGTTGCCCTTACAAATATTAAAAGAGACAATTTAATTAACAAAATTAACAGTAAAGGTATGTTAGTTACTGTTAGTTTTGAAAAGAACGGTGTTGATTATCATATTGAGCGCGGTCGTAAACCTAATATTCTTAAACTTAATGTAAACGGAGAAGAATATTCAGCAGATGATGTTGACGAAAGTCAAGGCGATAGTAGACAAACACAAAAAGAAATTGAAAAACTGTTTGGTATGAGCCATGAAATGTTTAAACATCTAGTGGCCTTAAACACATACACTGAACCTTTCTTAAGTTTGAAGTCAAACGATCAACGTGCTATCATTGAACAGTTGCTTGGTATTACAATTTTATCAGAAAAAGCAGACGCACTAAAAGAACAAATTAGAATTAGCAAAGATCTTATTCAACAAGAGAATACAAAGATCGAAACTATTAAAGTAAGCAATCAAAAAATTGAAGAATCTATTCAAAGTTTAGAAAGAAAGCAGAAGTTATGGCAGGATAATCATACTAGTGCTGTAAATGAGCTAGATCAAAGTATTACTCTACTAGAAAAGATCGATATTGAAGCAGAAATTGACGCACACAAATGTTTAGAAAACTTCAATGAAAAGAAAAAGCGTTTAGAAGAAGCACAGCGTTGGATTGCTAATATCGAAGCAGACAATAACAAGCAAGAAAAAACTATTGCTAAACTAGACAAAGAAATTTTACTTTTAAAAGAACATAAGTGTCATGCTTGTGGACAAGAAATTCACGACACTACACAAGAAGAAATTCTAAACAGCAAACAAGAACAAAAACAAGAAGCCGCTTTACAAATTTTAACAAATAATACACAGTTTGACGAGCATACAGCAGTTATTAACGAAATTGGAGAGCTTGAAATTTGTCCTCCTACACAATATGACAACCTAGAAGAAGCAGTTAATCATAAAAGTACACTAGCAAGTTTACATAAAGAGTTAGAAAAGAAAAAACAAGATACTAATCCTTATGAAGAACAGATTGTTGAACTTAAAGAAACAGCCCTACAAGAAATAAACTGGGATGCTGTAAACGAACTTACGAAAGTAAAAGAACATCAAGAATTCTTGTATAAACTGCTTACGAACAAAGATAGTTTTGTAAGAAAACGTATCATTGATCAAAATTTAAGTTACCTAAATATGAGGTTAACATACTATCTAAGTAAAATTGGATTACCACACACTGTAGAATTTCAGAACGATTTAAGTGTCATTATTACACAACTAGGACAGGACTTAGACTTTGACAATCTCAGTAGAGGTGAACGAAATAGACTCATTTTATCCATGAGTTGGGCATTCCGTGATGTTTGGGAAAGTCTATATCATAGTATTAATTTGATGTTTATCGACGAACTAGTAGACAGTGGTATGGATTCAAGTGGTGTTGAATCTAGTATTGCTGTATTAAAGAAAATGACTAGAGAACGTGATAAAAACGTATTCCTAATTTCTCATAGAGATGATTTAGCAACTCGTGTTAATCAAGTTCTCAAAGTAATAAAGGAAAACGGATTTACATCATATTCAAATGATGTTGAACTGGTGGAATGAGTACAGAATCGCATGACAAACTTATAAGAGCATTTCAGGAATACTTTAAATGGCAAGATAAGTTTGAGTATAGTGGATCAGATGCCGCAGGCATCAAAGCACGTTATTGGCTAAGTGAAATTAGAAACTTTGCTAGCCTTAGACGAAACGAAGTACAGGCAAAAAGGCAAGATCGTAAGGCAGCCAGAAAAGGCGTAATAGGTAGACCCAAGAAAGTAAGTAATGCTGATGACGACGAATCCGGCATGGACTTACCAGAATAAACCACTAGATAGTATTCCTGAGGAATACGAAGGGTTTGTCTACCTCATCACAAACACACAGACTGGGCAAAAATACATAGGCAAAAAACTAGCCAAATTCAAAACTACCAAACCGCCACTCAAAGGCAGAAAAAACAAACGCAGAGGCACCAAAGAAAGCGATTGGAAGGACTATTGGGGTTCATCAGATCGTTTACAAGCAGATGTCGAAGCACTAGGCCCAGCAAACTTCACCCGAGAAATATTATATCTTTGTACTAACAGGGCAGAGATGTCCTACATAGAGGCAAGAGAGCAATTTGACCGCCGTGTATTGGAAAGAGACGACTATTATAACGGAATTATTAATGTGAGAGTAGGCGGATCAGATAAATTGCGCAAGGCACTATTAGAACAACAGGCAAAGAACACTACCAAATAAGCCCGCACCGGCGTAGTTATGGTGCCCGAAATCCGTTCTGATGTGTGACGGTAAGGAATGTTGATTGGTAGCAACGATTTCAGCAACTATCCTTTACAGGACGATGATCGGATATGCCTTCATAAAACCGGTTTTGCTGTCAGAACAAGATTAAAAAAGGCTAAAAGAGCGGGTAACTCCCGCAGGTTTATAGTATAAGTTAGCGTTTGTATTATAAACTGCCGTTGTACATAAGATACTAAGACGGATTGAGTAGGTATAGGATAACCGCCTACGCTATGCATTATAAAGTAAGCATTGTAGATCTAACGCTATTGTGACTGTGCGAACTCAGATGATGTTCAAAATTCACACTTTGGCCCGGCAACGGGCTAATTGTGACCATACAATCTAGATGATGCTAAAATTGCTTCGCAATTGATAATAA